AATATATTCTTTCCTTTCTCACTCTGTTAGAAAAATAATGTTATAAACGACAAAAGATTTTATACATTGGGTTTGCCAACTTCCTATAATGTGGATTATGTTAACTAGTATAAATCTATATACACCAATTAGTTATGACAAATAAAGCAGGTATGTGTATGAATTACACTAGTTTTTATTTGATGATTTATAGTAAGGCTTTGATGTGGGGTAGGGAAGGGATTTCGGCGTTTAGTATACGTTAGCCCCATCCGTACACCGCACATCAAAATTGAAGTTTGTGTACACAATATAATAATCACATAAGATATGGATATGTACACAGTCAACATACGGGAATTTAGGCGATGGTTGAGGAAGTATCTCGATTTAGCCGATACCGGAAACGACATAATGATTTTGAGAAACGGCAGGCAATATAAGGTTGTTTCGTATATTGACAAGGAACATGATTGCAGGTATTCAAAAGTCCGAGAAGTTTCCTTATAAAAGATACAGTAAACTGAATAAAAATGAATTACGATGTATCCGGTCTCTTATAGATATGTTCCAAGATGATGGGGCTAAATGGACAATAAACGATATTAACCTTAATCAGTTGAAGGATAAACTCCTGTAGATGAAAATAGAGAAACTAGAGAAACTGCCGAATTATTTTAAAAGTATAAGCAAGATCCAGGGAATCCTGGATATGAAAAGGGAGGTGTTTACTGATGAATTTGGAAAAATATCTAAAAAAGTCAAAAAAGAAAAAACCAAGATATTGAATGATAGTCAAGCGTAAAGACGGCTATTATGTGGTATCCGGGGAAGGGAAAAATCTTGGCGGGCCTTATAACGATAAAGAGGCTGCACAAAAGAGATTGAGGCAGGTAGAATTCTTCAAGGCTGTCCATAAAGGCAAAAGCCCTTGATTATTTATATTTAAGTCTGGATATTCTAAAACTTGACGGATAGTTTCCGTTAAGATAACCAAACATATATTAAAAGGCTAATGGGTGCGCACACTCTCTAGCCTTTTTGTTTGGCGGGTAAGATGAGAAAAATAAAGTTGTGGTTCAGAAAAAAGATCCTCAGGAGGGTCCATTTTGAATCAGGTGGAAAACATTATTTCGTCCCTTATTCCATGGTTAAGGGATTTAAGGATTATTTTGAGCCAATAGGGAGAGATTTTAATAAATTAAACGGGCATTTTAAGGAAAATAATTATCATATCCAAACAATGAAATCTTTATTTTTTAGTTCGTGTTTACGCGAATACCTGAATGAAAAATGCCGGATATATCAGGCTGAACCATAAATTTAAAATTATTTGATATGAATGAAGTCCTTATAAGCAATATCCCAAGATTCATGGCAAATTTTGAGGCCTTTATAAAAGATTGTCTTGGCCATAGGATGAATAGTGATATTGGATTCAGTGATATCTGCAAAGAACATACCGGATTGTGCCGGTTTCTTCAGTTTGATGCCCACAAGTTTAAACTCATCCTGATGCCGAGGTTCTCATTAAAGTCGTGTATTGTGACGCAAGGCTATTCACTATGGAAACTTATTAAAAACCCCAATAACAGGGTCTTGATCTATTCCGATTCGGCTACCAAATCACAGGGGTTCCTACAGGGTATCAAGAACCATATCTATGGTGATGCACCTAATTCTTCTTTTAGAGAATACTTTCCTTCATGGGAGACAGACCCGCATAAAGGCAAATGGAATGAATCACAGATTGTTGTTAGGACAAGGACCTTTGCCCATGTTGAGCCTACTGTAGACACAGGCGGAATTGAATCATCGAAAGTCGGGATGCATTACGATATTATTATTTTCGATGATATTGTCTCGGATTTGAATGTCACCACTAAATCACAGATGGATAAAGTCTATGATTGTTATAAGAAATCATTATCGCTTTTAAAGCCTGGCGGTGAAGTTATTATTGTAGGAACACGTTGGCATTTTGGGGATGCTTATGGAAGAATCCTCAATGAAAATCAGGGAAATTTTGGTATTTTTATACAATCCGCTGAAGATAAAGGAATTTACCCTTTTGAATCTATAGGACTCACAAAAGAGTTTCTTGAACAGCAGAAAAAAGAACAAGGGTCTTATATTTATTCCTGTCTTTATAAGAATTCCCCAGTAGATGATTCAACGGCATTATTCAAATATACAGATTTTAATTTTTATGGAGATATAAGAAATATTGATCATGAAAAATTATTTATGACTTGCACCTGCGACCCAGCCGGAGATGGAGAGGATTTTACTGGCATTACGGTCGTTGGAACTGATTCGGATTTGAATATGTATATTTTAGATTGTATTAATGAGCATTTTAAACCGAATCAGATAGTAGCAGAGATTATCAGGCTTTCTTATAAATGGAGATTCCAGAAATTTGGTATAGAAAAAAATATGTATGAAGGGATGCTTGAAAGAGAGATTCAGTTAGCTGCTGATGAAGAAAGAAAAAATAAAAAATTTAAGCTATTTTCTACAGAAATTTTTACCGCCTCTGCCAAACGCGGAGAAGGGAAACACGTCAGGATACTTGCCGTCCAACCTTACCATGAAAGAGGGGCCTTAAGATTTCCCGGTAAAGATGTGGAGGGATTGAAAGGGGCTTTTAGTGAGCTTGCTTTCCAGATGCTACAATACACACCCTCCCATAGGCCTTTACATGATGATATATTGGATTCTTTAGCTTATCATATTAAGTTGATTCGGGTAGGCGGAATTATTTTAGAAAAAAATATCCCACATAATTCGCCTGCGTACATCATAGATAAAATCAACAGAAGCCTATTATCAAGTCAAAATGGATTGCCTTTAAGATATAGAAGATTTAAACCGATTGAGATATGAGAATTAAAAAACGTAAAATAAGAAAGGAGAAGAAAATGGCTTTTGAGAAATTAAAATCGAAAGATTTACCGAAAGACCAAAAATCAGAGCCTAAAGAGGGATTTAAAGAAGAATTGCGTCCCAACGATATTCCCATAGAAGATAGCGGAAAAATAATTATCAAAGAAAAATAAAGAAAAATAATGCCAAAGATAATAGATATTGAACGTTGGCGAAATGAAATTTCTTTGGCCGAGGAATTTCGTAAGAAAGAATTTGGAGAATATGAAGAACAAAAAATATCTAAGGCCGGAGAGAATATAGAATTTTTTGAGCGTGGTTTTGCAAATAAACTATTTATAGGTGACGAAGAAATAACGACGACCTTAAATATTATCCACGCCATCACAAAAAACATAGTCCCATCATTATACTTTAAGAATCCGAAAGTCCTCGTTTTGCCGACACGCTCCGATTCTCAGGACACCGCCCCGATTGTCCAGGATATTATCAATTATTATTATCGAAGATTAGATATTGATGAAATCAACCAAAGAATAATTTGGGATGCCTATGTTTTGGGACATGGATATTATAAAGTCGGTTATGCCACAAAATTTGGAATGGATATAAAAGAAGAAGAAAAGAAATTATCGGCCATTGATAAAGGATTGATAACATTGGGTCTTAAAAAGCCTTCCAAAGAGAATGAAAAAACCATGCCTGAGGTAAACCAAAATATAGAATCCGAGTCACCCTATATCTCTTATGTGTCTCCTTTTGATTTTTTAAAAGATCCTAGGGCTTTGAATTTAGAAGAAAGTATGTGGATTGGGCAACGCTTTAAAAGAACAGTAGCGCAGATGAAATCAAATAAAAAATATAAAAATACTTCAAAACTTAAAGGAATAGAACCGAATATCCCGCAATCTTCTTTTGTAAAGATGTCTCAAACTCAGATTGAAGAATTTAAGATATTATATTTATATGAAATCCATTATAGGACAGAAGATGGGGTATATCTTTTAGTTATTTCTAAAGACCAAGATGAATTTAATGAGCATTATCATGAAAAAACTATTTATAAAATAGATGGTTGGCAATTCGGAGAACTTACATTTAATAAACATGGACATAAGGCTTTTGCTGTCAGTGATATAACTAAAATAAAGAACCTGCAAGATAGATTTACTATTACCATAGATAATATTTTGGAGCAAGTGGATAAATTTGTACCAAAAATAGCGGTTAATGAGAATGATGTGACTCCTGATGGCATGAATAATCTTGAAAATGGCGGTATAGGAGCTATTGTTAGAACTACGAAAGATCCTAATATGGTATTCAAAGAATTGAATTTTACTCAAGTCAAAGGAGATTTAAAAATTCTTGCAGACCAAATTATCGATATCGTCACTATCCAAACTGGGCTGACAAGAGCGCAATTGACCGGCGTCTCTTCTTCGCAAACAGCTACAGAAGCCACTATCGAGCAAGGCGGTCAGACATTACGATTAAGCGATATGAATTCTGCCGTTAATAAAATGACTAAAAAACAAGCCATAAAATTATGGCAGGTCATAAGGTTCTTTGTTGATTTAGAAGAATTAGAACTTATCAATGGTGTAAGCGGAATCGACGAAAGAGGATTCCCTATTTATAATTGGGTTACTACGGGAATCAATAATTCAGAAAAGATGCAGACTGGGGATTATGAATTTGATATTGAAATCGGGTCCAGCCAAAAACCAGATTTGGCTATCATTAGAAAACAATTTGAAAATCTTTTTAGTATCTTGGCTAGAACAGATGTCATCACGCTTATGCAACAACAAGGAAAAAAAGTGGATTTAGCAGAACTTTTAAAGATGTATCTACGACTTTTCCCAGAAATAACAAAAGATGTTGGTAAGGTCATTCAAAATATCACTCCGCAGACACGGGGCTTGGTTGATCCTTTAGCTATTAGCGGTAAAGGAGGCACAACGGTCGGAAGCAATAGAAATGCCTTGGAACGCCAGGCTTCCCAACCAATGCCGTCTATTCCGTCTGAAATAGGAGCAAGTTTGTGACGTTTATTATATTAAAAAATAAAAAATACATTGATAAATCAGGTGAAACGGTATGGTTCCCCAGGGATGATAGACCATATTTTGATGATGCCATAAGAAAGACTTTTCACTCCGTTAAAGAAAAAGCAGAATATATGAATAGTCATAATATCATCTCGACAGGGGAATCTGAAGAAACGGCCAGAAAACAGAAAAAGATAATAGAAGAAATTAAAAAAGATGGAGTTTTTGGCAAGAAATGAAACTTGTTTGTTGCCTATGTCATAACGCACGAAATGATTTTTCGGCACATATAACGAATGACCTTGGAGAAGAAATCTTACATATATGTTCAAAATGTTTTTTAAAAAATATAAATAATTTTAACAGAAAGGAGGAAAAAAGATGCCACAAAAAAGTGGATACCCAGGAACAACCGATAGGAATTCAGGAACGGCAACAAAAGACACTCCTCGTTCTTCGGAAAAAATCAAATCGTTTGGGGAAGCTCGCGGAGGGATTAAGGCGGATATTCAATTTTCAAAAAGCACACTCGGTAGGGTAGGGAAAACATAATGCCAGATATTAAAATAAATATTAGCGGTTTATCTGATAAGAAAAAAGATTCAAAAGATTCAAAAGATTCCTTTGATAAAAAAATAACATCTTTGGGAACATCTTTAGAGAAGGTGATAAAAAACAACAACTCGGATGATCTTGTTGATGAGATACAAAGACTTATAAAAATTATTTCAAACGATAAATCGATTAAATATTTGGGCGATAAACTGGAAAATAGATTAAGTAAAATTGAAAGTAAATTAAATTATATCCCAGATAATATCAGGGATATATTTAGAGTTTCCAATCGTTCTTTAAAAGATTATCTTGGGACAGTAACTATGAAAACTGCAACTTCTGGTGAACTGGAATTTGGCTTGAATAAACTGTTAAAAGAGATGAGGGGAATTTCTAATAAACAACACAGACCAATGATCGAAAAGATCATAGAAAAGCCTAAAATGACAACTATCATTATTGAGAAACCAGAAAGAGATAGGATTATACCTTATGTTACTTAAAACTTAAATTTGACGATAAAGTAGATTCGTCACTACCCGTAAGGAGAAGATATGGAAGATCAATTCAAAGACGCTAATAGCACGGAATCGTCTGACGTGCAAGCAGACGAAACACAGGAGTCGTCACCTGTAGCTCCCGCAGAGGCACCTGCGCAACAAGCCGAGCAGGAAGAAGAAAAACCTTTTCATGAGCATCCACGTTTTCGAGAATTAAATGAAAGGACAAAAAAGGCTGAACAGGAGGCCGAACATTTCAGGCGTTTAGCTGAAAATCTATCTCAACGTCCTGTCATTCAACAATCACAACTACAAGAGACAAATCCATACATAGGGATGTCTGAGGACGATAAACATAAACTTCAATCTATAATACACTTTGAGGCAGATAAGATTGCCAATGAAAAAGCTGGACAACTTCAGAAATCATTGGAAAATCTTCAAACAAGTTTATCGGTAATTGCTTATGAACGTTTTCAAAATCAGCATCCAGATGTTAAATCTGGTTCAGAGGAAGAAAATTCTATCGCTGAATATGTAAAGCGCGGTTATTTTCCCGATGACGCCTATAAAATCGTATTCTTCGAAAAAAATGCCCAGACAAAGGTTAAACAGGTAAAAGAACAGGCAATGACAAAAGTACAACAAAAAGCCTCAGCCAATTTAGAAACGACTTCTATACCATCTGTTTCTGGTTTACCGCAGAAGCCAAAACAAACAGTTAGGGAATTTGCGGAGCAAAAAGCGAAAGAGATGGGTTTGTATTGATTGCTTTTTTGTACTAAAGGAGTTCTTAGATGGCAACTGGAAATACTAATTTTGCTACTTTAGCTGCGACAACTCTACAGAACTTCGCCAATGAGATTTTTGATAATGTTGTAACGAATAATGCCCTCCTATCTCAAATAAGAAAAGGAGGAAATATAAAGATTGTCGGTGGCGGTCGCCAATTTACTATGCCGGTTTTCTTCCAAGAGAACAATACTTTTGGTGCCGTTGGTAAATTTGGAACAATCCCGACAACCTTCCAGGATAATCTTACTCGTGCAGCCTACGATATTAAGATTATAGCTGGTTCTATCGTTATCTCACAAGTCGAAGAGGCGATGAACGCAGGTGATAAGGAAAAACTTATCGATTATGTAGAGGAAAAAAAGATGGAAGCCGAAATCTCGATGGGTGAAAAATTAGGCGACCAACTTTTTAATACAGCCGTTGGTGCAGATGATATTGATTCTGTTCCTCGACTTGTCGCAAATGCGCCTACTGCTGATACTGACGTAGGTGGTATCCCATCGACAGCCAATGCTTATTGGCGTAATCAGACAGATACATCTGCTATCACAGCTTTTGGTACGGCTCAGGCCGGTACCGGAGCCATGGATAGATTGTTGACTCTTTGTACTTTCGGAAAACAAGGGCCAACAATGATTGTTACAACTAAGGCTATTTGGTCACTTTATCAGACAGCTTTGACTGCTAATGTCCGCTATCTTAAACTGGACAGTGGTGATGCTGGTTTTAAGAATCTTTTATATGCGGATCTACCAGTCTTTTTTGATGATAATGTTCCTGCTAGCCGAATGTATTTTATCGATACTAATTCGATAAAGTTTCAAGTATTGAGTAAGGGCAATATGGCGATGACTGCCTTCGAACAATCGCATCAACAATTAGTCACAAGTTCGCTTTTATATATATTCTGCAATTTGACTGCTGGGCAAAGGCGGACAAGTGGCGTTCTCACTAATATTACAGGTTAATGAAAGGAGAGCTTAAAATGAAAAAATATTTACTATCATTGATAGCACTCCTTTTCTTGTGTGGAGTGTCTTTTGCTGCTGCAATCCCAGATTCAATGGAACCGCAAACAGGGGGACCTGAATTATGGTTTCTTGATGTTTATAATAATGGTTCAACTACCTTAGATGCTGGTGATGTTGTTATCTGGGATGGGGATAGTTCAACTGGGGATAATGACAATTGGGTCACTACAACAACGACAGCCGATACCTATCTTGTTGCCGGGGTTGTTTATCCTGATGATATTGTTGCTAGTGGTTCAGGAACAATAGTTATTAGAGGCCCGGTACCTGTTGATACCATTGCAGCGCATTTGAATATTGTCAAAGGGTTGGCTTGCAGTTCCAGTACTGCTGGCTCAGCTAGGAGTTGTACTACTGATAATGCCAATTTTGGTATAGTGGTTACAGCTTCCGGAACAGGCAATGCAACTGTTTGTGTCCATTGCAATAAATAAGTAATGGCGTTCTTAGGGTCATCGCTTGAATAGACCCCTTTTTAATAAATGGTTTGGGTTATTATAATATTTTATTCTGGTATCAATTTATCGCCATTTTTATTCTATAAATTAAATATGTGGCAAGCGAATGGACTTTGGGTCCAAATAACGGCTGCAATAATATTTTCATTGTTTTTTACAGAATCTCCTAATGGTAATGTAAAAATTAAAAATATCCCTTTAGCTTTATTATTTTTTTGGTCTTTTTTGACAACTATAATTTGGGTTTTTGTCAGGGGTATCCCCGATCATATATTTTGGTTTTTGAATATACTTACAATGGTAATTATTTATAAAGGGATTTCTGAATATTTAATAGAAAAAGATATCAAAAATATATTCATGATTTTACGTTATGTTACCATAGGGACTTTACTGATTTGTACGCTGCAAAATTTTGGATTGGCTCAATTTTTTATATACTTCAAATATGAATGGTTCAGAAATATCAATAATCCTGTCATAGGTTTCATAGGACAGCCAACTCATCTTGCTGGTCTTTTAGCCATGACTTTGCCTATTTTTATTTACTATGGTAAAAGATTGGATATCCTTTCAATTATTTTACTTTTGATTATACTCATATTTCTCACTGGAACAACGATGGGGCAATCTGCTGTTTCCGGCATTGCAGTATTATTCGGAGTTTCAATTTATAGTCTTTTTTATTTGAATAAAAGATTATTCACTATTTTGACTATGATGAGCCTATTCTCGGTTATTTTAATTATGTATTTTAAAAATACGCAGATAATCTCTGATTTTTTGAGTAGTAATGGCAGATATGAGATATGGCAATATTATTTTAATGGGAGTAAAAAATATTTCCTTTCTGGTTTAGGTTTAGGCACAGTTGCATTATCTTATACCACAAGCAAATTTCCAAATGCCATGCATATCCATCTTGAATATCTTCAAATATTGGTGGAATTAGGGCTTGTAGGTTTAATATTGTTTTTAAATGTTATTAGAGGATATTTTTTAATAAATTTAAACACTAAAGAGGCAATCACTTTAAAATCAATGACTTTAGGATTTTTAATAAGTTGTTTATTTAATTATCCCGCACATCTGTGGCTTCCTGCTTCATATGCAGTATTAGGATATGCTGGGTTATATTCTTTGAATGGAGAAAGATTATGCCAATTGCAACCAAAAAACAAATAAGAGATTCTGTTATATCGACAACAAATCAATTAGCTTCTCAGATTGGCACTATTGTTGATGATTTTATTAATATAACATTACAAGAAATAGGCAGCCCAGCATGGGCTTTTGATAAACCAGTATATCATTTATGGAGTTGGCTAAAGAGAAAAACTACTTTTACGACAACAAGTGGAACAGAAGATTATGTTATGGAAAGGGATGTTGATAAAATTGGGATATTGAGGCAATTAAATACGCCAGCGAAATTAGATTATGTTTCTGATGAAATATTTTTCAGGGAAATTCCAGATCCCGACACTTCTGGAAATCCTCTTATCTATAGACTTTGGGAGATTGATGGTCTTTCAACTAGATTAGCTGCCGCTGATCTGATAGATATAATCTCATCATCAAATTCGGACGGCACATCTTTTTCGGCAGTTGTTATTGGTTATATATCAGGCAGACTTGAATCGAACACATATATCTTAAATGGGACTACCGTAGTAAGTGGTACGAAAACATTCGATGCTAGGGAAATATTTGTTTCTAAATCAGCCAAAACAACTGGAAATATAACATTCAGAAGAAATTCAAACAGTGTCACTTTAGTTGTTCTCGGAGCAGAGGAGATAAGTCCACGATTTAAAGTTATTACACTCTACCCTAAACCAAATGCAACGATAACTATGTATCTTGAATATTACAAAAGGATAAGAGAATTATTTAGTGATACTGATGTTCCTGAATTTGATGGTAAATGGCATCATATTGTCAGGATGGGAACTTTGGCAAAGGTTTACCAATATTTAGGTAAGACATCTGATTTTATTGTGATGCAAGCTCTTTATGAAAAAATGGTAAGGGCTATGATTGCAGATGATAGGACAAAATCAGATGCCCTAACTGAATTACGGCGGTTTACTCCAAGAATATCTTCTGGAATAAGATTGCATAGAAGCGAGGATGTAGTTGCTTAAATGGTTTATTTATTTTATATCGTTCTTTCTCATAAGCCCGGTATGGGCTGACGATAATCCGCGTCTTATAAGTTATCCATCACAAAAGATCATGGGTTTTCGTGGGCTGGATACAGAAACCCCAGCTCCCAATATCGATGATGGTAGAGCTATTGATTTATTAAATGTCCAATTATCAAGCTCGTTTAATCTTGTCAAAAGACCTGGGCAAAGTCTTATTACGGGACGATTAGATGACTTAGATATGGATTCTCCTGCTATCACTGGATTATTCGATTCTGAGTATTCGAATGGTTCAAGTTATACATTTGGCTTTGTCGGTCATAAATTAAAATATGACACTGGGACAACTTGGCAAACAGTAAGTGGCAGCGGTGTTATTACTGACGGAGCAAATAATCAATTTGTCTGCCTTATGGCATTAGACAATGCCATTTGCACAAATAATATAGATAGACCTCTTAAAATTGATAATATACCAAGTCGGTCTATGGTAGGTTTTGCTGGTTTAACTGATACAATAACAACTGCAAAAGCAACTGCATGGTTTAGAAACTATCTTATTTTCGGAAATACTAATGAAGGTGGTACCGCCAGACCGACACGTTTTAGGTGGGGTAATGTCGGGACTATCAATACATTTTCCAATGAAGATTTTGTTGATATTGCTTCATTAAGTGGTGATGAGATTGTCGCTTTCCGGGAGATGTATGGAGATCTGTATATCTTCATGCGAAAGTCTATTTGGAAAGCATCTTTAGTCGGAGGAAATGATGTATTTGTTTTTATAAAAATTATTGATGGCATCGGTGCCATAGCCAAAAATAGCGTACAAACTGTAAATTTACCAAATGATAGACTTGGGATTATCTTTATTAGTGAAGAAAAAAGGATTTATTTATTCAATGGTATTTTTATTACTGATATAGGGAGTCTGATACAAACTACTCTTGATAATTTATTGGAGACTAGACTTGAGTATGCTGTTGCAGTATTTGATGGGGATAATTATTTTATCTCATTAACAACCGATACCGCTACAACCAATGATATAGTATTGGTCTATAACGTTTTTATCAATGAATGGTTTAAATATGACCAGATAAATTCTAATGCTTTTGCAAGGATAAAAGATTCTAGTGGAATTGTTAAAACTTATTCTGGAAATTATGATTCTTTTATTTATTGGATGGACGACCCAGATAATAATAATGATGTTGATGGGGCCATAGGTGTATTGGATAGCATAGGGACATTTTCAACTAACTTTGGAACAGATTTACAGGCCCTTATTGATTCCGGTCTTTCTGTTGGTGTTTATACTGGGGCAATAGTTAGGATAACATCTGGAACCGGAGCTGGGCAGGAAAAAATAATTATTAGCGGTTTAACAACAGGGGTTATCGTAGAATCGGCATTTTCAACAACGCCAGATTCAACAAGTAATTATTCTATAGGAGACATTAATTCTTTTCATAAATCAAAATGGTATGATTTTGGTGACGCCACAAGAGTAAAGACTTTTCGAGAAATATATTATTGGGGAAAAGAAGAAGATAATGGCGAAGTCGTGGTAAGTTTTGCTAAAGATTTCGGTGGTGTTTTAGATAATGAAACTAAAAACCTCACCCCTCCCTCAAGTTCATTATGGGATGTGGCATTATGGGATGTGGCAACTTGGGGTTCTCTTGGGGATAACTTCTATACAACAAAGTTAAAAGGAAACGGCAGGTTTGTACAGATACAATTTTCACAAGATGAAATAGACAAGACTTTTAATATATATGGATTTAACCTTCTAGCAGAGAGACAAGATGTCCAATAAATTATTTATTGTTTTATTTATCCTCTTATATTGTTCAGATATTTTTGGTTTAAGAGTTAACAAACCATTTAAATTAAATTATCCAATAGATGAAGGACAGATAGTTGAACTTAATAAATATCTTGAAGATTTGTGGAATATTCAGAATGGAAGACAAGAAATAGATATTGTAACATCAACTAAATCTGATGCCAAAAATGGTGAGATATGGATTCTTAATTCTGGTGGGATTATAAAATTACAAACTAAAGCTGGAGGTACGATTTATTCTGTAACAATGTCGCCATAAAGGAGATCTATGAAAATAATAAGATTATTAATTATCTGGTTTATGTTGTCAATGAATGTCTTTGCTTCCCCACCTACGAGAATTGCTACATATTCAACCAATACGACAATAAGTAGTTCTGCTGTCACCTCTAACGAAGATGCTATATTTAATTATCTTTCTGTTGGGGTGGATACATTTGCTGATGGTTCAATAGTCAATGCTGATATTGCCAGTAATGCAGCAATATCTAATAGTAAAGTTGACTTATCTTCCATTACCCAAAATATTACTTCTTCAGGAACCAACACATTTTCTGGAACGAATACATTTTCTTCTACTGTTACTTTTAGTGGAACTGCCACTGGCGCAAAAACTAGGGTAAAGGTTGGTTCATTTACAAGGGATACCTCTACTGCTTCTGGGACACAAGAAGTTACAGGCGTAGGATTCAAACCAAGTGCGATAATCGCTTTTTCAATACAAAATAATTCAGATGAAGCTTCATGGGGATTGGATGATGGTTTAGGGCCGAGAGCCTCTGCTGATAATAATGGTGCTAGCGCAGATACCTATACTTCTAATGCTAATTTGGTTGCTGATTTGGAAGATGGTTCAGCAACTTATGAAGGTAAAGTTACAACTTTTGGAAGCGATGGTTTTACAATCACATGGACGAAAGGTGGCAGTCCAACCGGTACTGTCACGGTTAATTATCTGGCCTTTGAATAATAGGAGGAATTCATGGTTATATTTTTAATTATTTTCAATTTAATTATTATCAATTCAGTTTATGCCGATAGGGTTTGTATCCGTAAGTCTGATGGTTTTCCTATTGAATATCAGACAGGAGATGCTCCCCTGGGAATTTTAACTAAAAACGCTGTTCAATCAGGATACAATGAAAATGATGTTGAGGAGAAATATATCAATCCTCGCGATTATGCGCAACTTCACTATGAAAAGATTGACAAACCGATTCAAGATAAAAAGGAAGAAAAAAAGAAACAAGCCAGAGATAAAATAAAACAAAAATTAAATTTTACTGAAAAGGAGTTACAGGAACTTGAAGAAGCAATAAAATGATATTCTCTCTAAAAAATGAACAGGGTTTTATTTATGCGTATATAGGATGGGAAACAGTTGATAAAGAAGGGAAAAATAAAAATGATAGTGAATATCTTTATATTAATGATTTGTGGATACACCCCCAATATAGAAAAGGAAAAATAATTAATCTATTTATTAGATTATTAGAAAAAGATCATAGAACAAAAAATGTCAAATATATATATTGGTCTAGAGAAAAATATGATGGTAGACTTTCAAAATTGCTCACACGAAATAGAGCAGTAAAAAAAGGAGTTGATTATGCTTACGCAATTATTTAAAAAATTATTCAAATGTCCACTGAATAAATGCAATAACCGTTTTTTAGGTTGTTATTGCGGTGGTAAAAAAAAGAGTGAGGCCTCTCCGCCTCCGCCTCCGCCTCCCAGTCCAGTAGAGCAAGCTAGAGAAATCCAGACAGCTAAAAATGAACTTGATCCCCAATCAGCAGCGACACAATTTGGAATTCTTTCAAATCCACAATATGGCTTATTGCCGATAACTCAACTTTTTGAGAGTACTAGACAACAAGTTTTTCCACAAGAAACATCAATCCGTAATCAACTTGCTTCAAATATATTTCAGAATTTATTTTCTCCAACTGGTATTGCACCATCTCAACAGGAAGCTATCAATTATCGTAGAGGGCAAGCCCAAAGTGAGCTTGTTAAAGCATTAAGAGAAAGAGCTAACTTAGGGGGTGGATTATACGGTGGCAGGTCTATCCAAGAAGAAGGACGTGCTGTTGCTGATTTGCAAAAAGCATTTTCAGAAGAAGATATTGGGCGAGAAGAAAGGGCGCAATTAAATTCTATTCAAGCTGCTTTGCCATTTTTACAAATTCTTTTTCCTGATGTTGGACTTACCCCACCTCAATTTGCGAGTCCAGTCCAATCACCGGAGGCATATTCATCAGCAATTCTAAATGCAAGAGGCCAAGATATTAATAGACAAATTGCCGCAGAGCAACAAAAATCCGCATTACAGATGGCTTTATTTCAAGGATTAGGAACTGCTGCTGGCGGATTTCTTGGTAATCCATCTCGTTTTTCAGCTTCAAAAGGAGATAAAAATGGCTGATAATAACCCACTACTAGAAGCAATAAAAGCCTCTCTTATTGCTTCTTCTCAAGGGACTATTTATGGGCCAATATTGAATAGTCTTTCTCAAGCTCAAAAAGAAATCGATTTAGGAAGAATAAGAATAACAAAACCCCGACAGGAATTTGCAGAAACACCGCAATCATCTTTGCCAACTACAGTTACACCACCGATATTAGATAATCAGGGTCCAACTCAAATTCCTCAAATTCCAGGAAGATCTCCTATCATTAATTTTCTAAAACAACTTGGAATTCCTTTGGCTGCTTCTGCCGCTGGTTCAATTTTCCCTTCTATTCTTCCGCAGGCCGCTGGATTATCTACGGGATTTGCCGAAGCCCAAGAAAGGGGACGTGAAAGACAATCGAGGAAAGAAGAAAAAGAAGCAGAGAAAGAATTTATTCTTGTCGGAGCAGATGGAAAGGAAAAAACTAGATTCAAAATAGGAGCAAAAGATATCGTAAAAACCCAAGATAATAAATTTAATATTGGCGGTTCAGATTTATACAATTTTTTAAATGAAGGGAAATTACCTCAAACAACAGAAGAAATCGTTTCAGAAGTTACCAGTAAATACAAATCAGGTGATACCAGAATTATCAATGGTATAACCTATAAAAGAAATGATAGTGGTGAATGGCTGCCAAAACCCTAACAGATAAAGACATTTCCGATCTTGATTCTTCTTTTAATTCTTCTGATTATTCTAGCCGTATTTTAACCGATGAAGATATAAATTCTATTGATTCCTCCCTCACGAAATTAACCGATAATGACGTTAATGTTTTTGATTCAAAATCTTATTCTGCCGGTGAGAGAATTTTTACACCTATCTCTAAACAAATCACAGGTAAATCATTGGGGGAAAGAGCAAATTTCTTAGAGAGAAAAGCTAAAGAGTTGACAAAACAAGCTATTAAAGAAGAGAGAACCCCATCTACAGCAGAATTTTTTGTTAAACAACTTCCAGCAGCTATCGCTCAGACAGGTGTTGAATTTACAGATGTTAGTCCTTTTGATATTGCCCTTGGATTAGCAACTACTGGGGCTAGTAGGATTCCTGTAAAAGGAACAACTTTAGGAAGAATTGCTACTAAGATTCCTATCATTGGATTTAAAAAAGGAACTAAGTTTCCTGTACCTGTACTTGAAAGAGGAATTTTTGAAAATATAAAAACTTTAGGAAAAATAGATATCTATAAAAAACAGATAAAATCCAATATCAATTTAGTTAAAAATATAATATCAGATGAATTAGCGAAAGCCAATACAGGAAGATTATTAAGTCCATCAGAAAAAATGGCACAAAGATATATCTTAACTGATACCGAAAAAGCAATAGACAAATATTTCGATTCTATATTTAAAGATTTTAAGACTTATAATATTTTATCAGCCGACAATTCGAAATTCGCCATTCCCGGCATGAAATCTATCATGTCGGCAGATTATCATGAGGCAGCTTCGGCCTTAACCAAGTCATTGGAAAATTTCTTTATAAATGACAAGACAACATTAGGAAAAAAAGCATTATTCATGGCAGGCGGGAGTGGAAGTGCAAAAAGTCATATCTTAAAAAAGAAAGGTTTTATTACTCATGAAGATTATGCTTTTATATATGATATCAATCTTAACAATTTTGATAGTGCTGTTAGTAAAATAGATAGAGTATTGACTTCTGGTAGGCCTGTAGAAATAGCTGCTGTTTATCGTGATCCAATTGTTGCTTATGAGAAAGGAGTTATTCCAAGAATACTTACTGAAAAAAGAAATGTTCCTATAAAAAATCATGTAGATACGCATCTTGGATTTTTGCCGACTGTTGAGAAATTAAAAGCAAAATACGGAGATTTAATAAAAATAACCTATATAGACAATACTGGTGCTAAAGATGCAATGAAAATAATAAAAATTGACAGACTCCACGCCAAAGGTTATACTAGAAATGGATTAGAAGATGAACTTTATGGAAAGGCAAAAAATGCTTTACAAAAAAGACAAATTACAGAACAAGACTTTGAAGTCGCTGTCCGAGGTTCGTCAAGACTTGAAGAACGATATCTTAACGAAGGATTTGAATTTCGGGGAAAAACTGATGTTGATACAGGATTTCTACAAGAGATACAATCTACCCCTACCGGATTAACTCCGCCTACCACTCTTTCTAAATCTCTAAATATTTTATCCCAAGAAGCTATAAAAGAATCTCCTACAAAATTCTTTCGATTAGAAGAAGCCTTAAAGACTGTAAGTGATTTAGGAAAGATTCCAGTAATCTCAGCTAGACCACTTGAAAGAGAAATATCTACTGGCCTTCCCATTCCCAATCTTTTACTTACGGAATATCAACGAATAGCTCAAGCGGCTCTTAAAATCGCCATAACAAATCCAGAAAGTGCTGTTGCTCAAAATACAACTGAAAAAGTATTCAAAAAGATAGCCACTTCTTTAGGTCTTGGTGAATTAGATTTAACTGATTTAGATATACCCGCCATAGCAAAGAAATATAATCTTGATGATGTGCAATTAGCAAGGATGTTTGTTGATAGTGCTTCTATGTTCGGAAAAGGTCTTAATATTCTAAGTCAATATAAAAAAGTATTTAAAAGCCAATTATCAAAATTATCACCAGAAGCTCAGAAAATATTTGCACAGATAGATGATGAACCGCTTACTATCTATGAGAGATTCAAGAATTTTTACAATATTATTGATCGCCCACGAAGGATTGCTATGGTTTCGCAGTTAGCTACTGCCGCAAGAAACCTCATTTCACAGGCAGGAAGATATACCTTGGATATTTTTGATAAAGCTTTAACTGGAACAATAGAGACAATAACTGGCAAAAAAACACCACAGCAGGCTATTATTAGCACTATGAGTAACATAAATACTTTTTTTGCCAGATTTTC